GAGAAGGGGCGTTGCGGGAGGTGCTTGCTTGGGCCGAGAAGCCGCGACATGAGCGCCCGGATGAATACGTGCGGGGCGTTCATCATCTTCACCACCTGCTCACGGGGATGCTGGCGCGGCCGAGCGGCGAGGCGGTGAAGCCTTGAACGTGCCATGCCCAGACCACCGCCTATCACTTTCTTCCGCAAAGCGCAGGTGCTACGGTGAGTCCCCATAACCACGCAAGCGACTTCTACCTTGCGCGACGTGGGCGGCTACGTGCGGACACCTGAACACCGACAACGCATGCGGGAGGCCACGGCCGGCCTGCCGCACCCGTGGCTCGTCACAGTGCCGCCAGAAGTCGTTGTGCAACTGCGCGACCTGCACGAACACCCGCTCGAGCCAGTCGGGCCAAGTCGGCTCGCCGCCATGTTCGGGCTGTCGCTCTCAACCGTGAAGAAGCTCGTCTACTACCAGCGACGGCACGTGATTCCGATTGCAGTGCCGAGCGAGGCTGGCTGATACATGGCGTGCTTTGCCCGCTTACGACCCGATGCGGATTCCGTTCCGCGGAATCCGGGGAATCCGTGAGCAGCGAGCCTGGGAAGCGCGGGCGCCCGACGCTCTACACCGAGGAGCTTGCGGCCGAGATCATTGCTTGGATAGGCAGCGGCAAGACGTTGCGCACGTTCTGCCAGCAGGAAGGCAAGCCGGACCGCTCGACGATCTACGACTGGCGGAACTCGAACGATGAGTTTTCCCGACAGTTTCAACACGCGCGCGACGTTGGCTACGACGAAATGGCCGAGGAGACGCTCGAGATCGCTGACGACGCCACAAACGACACGACGACACGCACCCTCAGGGGCGGGGCCGAAGTAGAGGCCATGGATAGCGAGTGGGTGGCGCGTTCCAAGCTGCGTGTCGACACCAGAATCCGGCTACTCGGTTGCTGGGATCCACGCCGCTACGGCCAGAAGCAGCAGCTCGAGCACAGCGGCAAGCTCTCGCTCGAATCCCTGGTGCTCAACAGCCTGCCGAAGCCTGATGCGTCATCCGCTGACGATGCCACGTGACCACGGCTGCTGAGCGCATCCGGCACTGGCGCGAGAACCCGCTCGCGTTTGTGCGTGAGGTGTTCGGCACCGAGCCAGACCTGTGGCAGCAGGACGTGCTACGCGCTTTCCCGAGCTCGATGCGCCTGGCAATGAAGGCGTGCAAGGGTCCCGGCAAGACCTGTGTGCTGGCGTGGATCGCCTGGAACTTCCTGCTCACGCGCCCGCACCCGAAGGTCATCGCGACGAGCATCACCGCGGACAACCTTGCAGACGGCTTGTGGGCAGAGATGGCGAAGTGGCAGCACAAGTCACGGCTACTGCGTGAGACGTTCACTTGGCGCAAGGAGTCGATCGCGTCGAACGAGTTTCCCGAGACGTGGTTCATGGCAGCGCGCACCTGGCCACGCACCGCGAATCCGGCGCAACAGGCCGACACGCTCGCCGGCAAGCACGCCGACTATATGCTGTTCCTGCTCGACGAGGCCGGCGGCATCCCCGATGCGGTGATGGCTGCAGCCGAGGCAGGGCTGGCGAACGCTCGCGTCGGCAACGGCAAGGAGGCGCACATCGTCATCGCCGGCAACCCGACGCACCTGGAGGGGCCGCTCTACAAGGCGTGCTCGACCGAGGCGGGGTTGTGGCACGTCACCGAGATCACGAGCGACCCTGAAAGCCCGAAGCGGAGTCCGCGCGTGTCGAAGCAGTGGGCGCTCGAGCAGATCCAGAAGTATGGACGCGACAATCCGTGGGTCTTGGTCAACGTATTCGGCCAGTTCCCGCCGTCGTCGCTGAACTCGCTGCTCGGTCCAGATGACGTCCGCACCGCGATGGACCGCAAGCTGCAGCCAGCCGATTACGAGGCTGCGACGAAGATCCTGGGCGTGGACGTGGCACGCGAGGGCGACGATTGCAGCGTCATCGTGCTGCGGCAAGGCATTCGCGCCACGGTGTTGAGAGTGTTGCGCAACGTGAACTCGATCCAAGGCGCGGGCGCCGTGGCGCAACTGTGGAACGAGCATCAAGTCGATGCCTGCTTCATCGACAACACGGGCGGCTTTGGCGGCGGCTGGCTCGACCAGTTGCGGCAGCTCGGGCGGTATGCAATCGGCGTGCACTTCGCCGGGACGCCGCGCGACATGCGCTACGTGAACAAGCGGGCCGAGATGTATTTCGAGTGCGCAACGTGGATCAAGGAGGGCGCCCAGTTGTGGCAGTTCCCGCCCGAGATCGTGGGCGAGTTGACGACGCCGACCTACTTCTTCAAGGGCGACAAGTTCCAGATCGAGGAGAAGCAGCAGATAAAGGAGCGGCTGCAGCGTTCGCCGGACATCGCGGACGCGCTGGCACTGACCTTCGCCGACCCGGTGTTCAAGCAGCACCCGTTCGATGTGGAGGCGCACCGCTCGAAGCCGAAGCCCTATGATATGTTTTTTGATGCATGAGCTGCGGTAGGATGCGGGCATGGCCACCAAGCCGCGCAAGTCGCAGCGCCGACGTTCGCCGAAGCCTGTCGAGCCGCAGATCCCGCCAGAGCCAACAGACTGAAGTCAGCCCGGCGCGGCGTAGTCCCCATAACCACGCCCCCCGTTCCTACGGTGCGCGGCGATGCGATGCGCCTGCGAGGCCAAGGTCGAGATCCGCGCCTCGTCCGTTGACGAGATGCGTCGGCATGGCGAGGCGTTGTTCCGCGCCCACTTCGAGGAGATCGCGACCAACCAGGACAGCACCACGCTTGACCCGGACTGGCGGCACTACGAACTGATCGAGCAGGCCGGGCTCATCTTCACGCTTGCGGCCTGGCACGTCCAACCATTCGGTGCGCTCGAGCCTGACAAGCTTTGCGGCTACAGCGCCAACCTGCTGATTCCCGAGCACCTGCACTACAAGGCGCTGCGCTACGTCAGCAACGACGTGCTCTACGTGCACCCGGACTACCGGGGCGGCAGCGTGGCGGGGCGACTGATGCGAGCAACGAGAGACGCGGCACGTGCGCGTGGGGCGAAGCGGCTGTGCTGGCACGCGAAGAAGGGCACCGCGCTCGATGCGATCCTCGGCAAGCGCGAGACGTGCATCGTGCAAGACATTATTTACTCGGAGATCCTCTAATGGGGTTCTCGGCCGCAGGACTCGTCTACGGCATCACCGCTGCGGTCACGGCCGGCTACGGCATCTACTCGGGCGAGCGGCAGAACAAGGTGCAGGAGACCGGGCTGAAGCGCCAGCAGCGTGCGCAGCAGACCGCCGAAGACGCTGCACTGCGCCAACGCAAGGATGCCGCGCAAGCCGCAGCCGCTGCCGCACGCCAGCAACCAGACCTCGCCGACATCATGGCGGGTGAGCAGGAACTGTCTCGGCTCGGCTCGTCCTCAACCATGCTGACGGGGCCGGGCGGCGCGCGGCGGCGTCAGGGCGGTCCCGCGCAACTGCTCGGTGACTGATGCCGAAGGCTTGGAAGGACCTCAACGAGCGCGAGAAGATGCAACGCCGCATGGCGGCGCTGAAGCACGAGCGTGCGCCGATGATCCCGGTCTACCAGGAACTGTCGCAACAGTTCGCGCCGGCCAACGGTCGCTTCTTCAACGAGCAGGCGAATCGCACGGTGCGCGACTACTCGCACGTCGTCGATGCAACCGGGCTCGAGGCGATCGAGACGAGCGTCGCAGGGTTGATGTCGATTGCGAGTTCGCCAGCGCGACCGTGGCTGCGCTACACCACGCGCGACCCGGACCTCGACGAGTTCCATCCGGTGCAGACCTGGATGGCTGACGCAGCGCACATCACGCTTGACGTCTACGCCAACAACAACACGTATCTGGCGCTGCCTGGCTACTACCGCGAGCTACTGACGTTCGCGACCGCCGCTGGCCTGTTGCTGCCGCACTTCCAGAAGGTCGTCTGCCATTACCCAATGACCTGTGGCGAGTATTGCCTGCAGCAGAACCCGGAAGGCGAGATCAACACGCTGCTGCGCGAATACCACATGACGGTGGCGCAGATCGCCAAGCGGTTCGGGCTCGAGAACTGCTCGAAGGTCGTGAACCAGCAGTGGAAGAACGGCGAGCTCGACCAGCAGCACCACATTGCGCACCTGATCGAGCCAAGAGAGGACCGCGACGAGAGCAAGCTCGACGCCAAGAACATGGCGTGGCGCTCGGTGTATTGGGAAGTCGGCAACGATTCAGAGAGCCTGCTCGACGACAGCGGCTACGAGCGCTTCCCAGTGCTGGCGCCGCGGTGGGACACGGTGGGCGGCGACATCTACGGCACGGGGCCTGGCAACCGCGCGCTGCCGCACAGCAAGCGCCTGCAGATCATGACGAAGCGCTTGGCTCGCGGGATCCACCAGCAGATGGACCCGGCGACGCTATGGCCGACGTCGATGAAGGGGCGCGAGATCGACACGAATCCGGGTGGCCGCAGCTTCGGCGACATCGGCAACCAGCAGGGCGGTGTGCGGACCTTGGCGGACGTGCGACCGCAGCTTGACCACATGCTGCTGCACCTGCAGGACATTCGGAACCAGCTCAACCAAGCCTTCTTTGCCAACTTCTTCGCCAAGGTCAGCAACGACGAGCGCAACGACCGGGCGACTGCGGCCGAGATTCACGCGCTGAAGGAAGAGGCGTGGCTCATGCTCGGCCCGTTCGCGCAGCGCATCTTCAGCGAACTGCTGTCGCCGATGACGCAGATCACGTTCGAGCGGCTGCTGCGCAACGGTGGGTTCCCGCCGCCGCCGCCTGAGTTGTTCGGGCGCGAGATCAGCGTGAAGATGATTTCGCCCTTGGCACAGGCGCAGGAAGCAGTCGGCGCGGTTGCTGACGATCGCTACGTGTTCGCGCTGGGACAGGTCGCCGCGCTCAAGCCGGCGGTGCTGCACTCGTTCAACGAACAGAAGTGGGCCGAGCGCTACCCGCTGAAGATCGGTGCTGACCCTGAGCTTGTCCGGCCGGCCGAGGAAGTGGCGCAGCTCATCGACGCGCAGAACAAGGCGCTCGCCGCGAAGGAACAGACCGAGGTGATGGAATCGCAATCGAAGGCGGTGAAGAACCTCGGCACCACGCCGAGCGCTGGCAGCGGTGACACCGCGCTGGCTGACGTGTCGAGACAACTCGCAGGAGCAGGAGCGTAGCCATGAACACTGTCCAGACTTTCACCAAGGCGTTCGCCGCAACGACGGCGGTCCCCTTCGCCCGTAATTCCGACGGCACCAACAACAACTACCTGCCGCTCGGGGTCGCCAAAGCCATCCTCGTCACCGCCACGCTGTCGAGCGGCATCACCCTCGCCTTGGTCGACGGCACCACCGTCGCGCTCGGTAACCAGACGCTCGGCACCATCATTCCGATCTCGTGCACCATGGCGACCTTTGCCGCCGGCACCTGCGTTGCGCTGGCGTAACTCACAAAGAGAGCATCCCTAATGGCTACCACCCTCCCGCAACAGTTCGACAAGCTCGTCAGCAACACCTACGAGGACGAAACGCTCATCAAGGTGCTGCAGAGCACGGGCGAACGCCTGCTGCAGCTCACAGCCCTGAAGACCGCGCTGGCAGCCGTGGCGCCGAGCGTCAACGTGTTGCAGGAAACGCATACAGCAGCCTCGTTCACAGACGGCGGCGCCGCAGTCGGCACCAAGACCATGACCGGGTCGATTCCGGCGGGCGCGCTCATCCTCAATGCCAAGGTGCTCGTGCCGGCTGGATTTGCTGGCAACGTGTCGGCGACGTTGACCATCGGCGATGGCAGCGACGTCGACCGCTACAACACCGGCACCCCGTCAGTCTTCGCGACTGCCGCGACCGGCGTCGAAGTCGGTGTGCCGAGCGGTGCCAAGCTGCAGATCGCGGCAGTGCAACCAGTGCTGACCGTCACAGGCAATAGCGACTACACCCTCATCCTTGCCGGCGGTGGCAGCGTCACGGTCGCGATCTACTACATCCTGACCTGAGATGGCCGACCTGCAGAAACCCGCTGACCCTGACCGCGGCTCAATCGTAGACAGCCAGCAGGACCTGCACGGCGAGCACGAAGACATCGTGCGCCGCGAAGACCTGCGGCGTGTGCGGCGGGAATTGCAGCAGGCTACCAATGTTGCCGGCACGAGCGGCCCCCCGACTGGCGCGGCCGGTGGCGATCTCAGCGGCAACTATCCGAATCCCGAGGTTGCCGCGATTCACACGACGCTCGGGCCGACCAAGCTCACGATCGGCAACATAGAGGATGGGAAGTTCCTGCAACGAAGCGGCGCCACCATCGTTGGTGGCGTGGCTAGTGGCGGCGGCAACTTCGGCACGGCGACAGTCGACTTCGGCGCCTTCCCCGGCAGTTCGGATACGAGTCTCGCTGTCGCGGCGCCGACCATCGCGGCGCTCTCGCTGGTGCAGGCGTGGTTGCAGCCGGCAGGCACGTCAGATCACTCAGCAGACGAGCACATCGTCGAGAGCATCCGCGTCTTCGCCGGGAATGTCGTCGCGGGCGTCGGCTTCACGCTCTACGCGCGCAACGACAGCGAGATCAGCGAGCCGCTCGAATACGTGTCGCCGGTCCGTTGGGTGGACACGAAAGACAACTCGCGCACTGGGCCGCAGTGGCCGACTGTTGGCGGCATCGGCACTCGCATCTATGGCACCTGGCTCGTGGGGTGGCAGTGGGCAACACCATGAGCGACCAACGCGCAGGGGCAAGACAAGTAGAGAAGCTGATCCAGCAATACGGTTGTCTGCCAGCGACGCCGGACGGCGAGATGCTGTCGCATTACACCCGCGTCGGCTTCGTCGCCGCGCTCGATGCCGAGATCCGCAAAGCCCGTGACTACGGCATGCCCAAGTTGACGATTCACATGGACCTGCTCGACGCGGTCCAACTCCTTCACGACATGAGGACTATCTGATGGCGACTCTCACAACGATTGCGGTTGCCGACAACGGTCAGACCACCGACACGACCCCGCTCTACCGTGGTGGCTTCGGCTTTCCCGCGAACGCTGGCGGTCTACTCACGTTTGAGGTCTTCGCAGTGCGCAGCGACGGCGCCAGCAAGGGCTGGACGTTCCAGGCGCTCGTCAAGCGTGGATCGAGCGGTGAGGCGACCGTGGCCGAGAGCATCCCCGGCAACCTGAACGTCTTTGCATCGGTCGGCGACTCTGTCTTGCTCGCGAGCGTGACCGCCGAGGTAGATGCCGACGAGGATCAGTTGCGCGTGAAGTGCACCGGGCAAGCGAGCCAGACAATCCAATGGTCGGTGCGCATCTCGGGCAGGACCCTGGAGCTCTGAGCCGGTGGCCATTCAGTTGCAAGGAAACGGCGGCACGGTAGCGGATGTCGATGGCACGACATTCCGCGCGCTGCGCATCACGGCACGACCAGTCAACTACGGCTCGCTCGGGATCTACCGGCTCGGCATGCGTAGCGGAGTCATGGCGGCATCGCTTGGCGCCGACTCAGAGATGTATCAGTTCCGTTGGGCCGATGCGACGAACCTGGCACTCGTCTACAGCGTCGACATCTCGGCCGGCGGCAACGTGGCAGCGAGCGCTGCGACGCTGCTGAGCTTCTGCATGGCGGTAGCGCGCTCTTGGAGCGTGGCAGGTTCTGGCGGACTTCGCGCGGTGCTGACCGGCAACATCAACAAGCTGCGCACCAACATGGCGACGAGCCTCGTCAACGACGCTGGCATCTCGACGACGACCGGGCTCACCGCTGGCACCAAGACCATCGACCACGCTACCAGCAACCTCGGGCAAGTCGCGTTTGCGGTAGGGACCGGCGCCATCACGACCGCGCTCAACTTGAACATGCTGCCGCAGACGACACTGTTCAACACGATCAACGAGGGCAACATGCCGCTCGTGCACGCGCAGAACGAGGGCTTCATCGTGCGCAACGGCGCGACCGCGTTCCCGGCAGGCTTGACGTGGTGCTTTGCGGTGAACGTGGCGTGGGCCGAAGCCAGCGCCTTCTGATAGCCGCGCAGTCCCCATAACCACAGCCTCGGTTCCTACGGTTCGGCCCCATGAGCCGAGCCGTCGAGTTCGACCTAGAGGCTGAAGAGCAGCGCGAAGCCGAGCAGGCATTGCGCCTCAAGCAGCGCCAGCACGAAGAGGTCGAGGAAATCGTCGAGCGCATGAGCACGACGGTCGGTCGCCGCTCCGTGGCGCGCCAGCTCGATGACTGCGGCGTCTACCGCTCGTCGTTCAACCCGAACAACGCGCATTCAGCATTCAACGAGGGGCAGCGGCGCGTCGGCGTCGACCTCCTCGAGCTCGTCATCAGGCATTGCCCGCAGCAATACCTGGAGATGGAGAAGGAGCGTTTGAGAAATGGCAGTCAGTGACGTGGTCGAAGCGGAAGCAACTTCAACAACTGAAGCCGAAACCACAGCGAAGGCTGCAGCCGTTGCCAAGCCCGAGGCCGTAGCGCCGAAGGGTGAAGCAGCGAAGCCGGCAGCGACAGAGACGAAGGTAGAGAGCAAGGAGCCTGCGAAGGCAGCCGAGCCCGCGAAGGTCGTTGAACTCGTGTTTAAGGATCAGAAGGGCGAGCCAATCAAGGGAAGCGTCATCGACGCCTTCACCGCGATGGCGAAAGAACAGGGCTGGACGCAGGAGATCGCGGATCAACAACTGGGGCGTCTGTCTCAGTCGATGCGCGATGCCCGCAAGGCGATGGACGCCACGTGGGTTGCCGAGCTCAAGGCAGACAAGGATCTCGGCGGCAGCAAGCTCGAGGAGAGCCTGGGCCAGATCAAGACGGCAATCGAGAAGGTTGCCGGTGCCGACTACCTGAAGGCTCTGGAGGAGGCTGGCCTGAGCAATCACCCGCCGACGCTGCGTGCGTGGGCCAAGGTGGCGAAGGCAATCAGCCCTGATGGTTTCACCGCTGGGGTGCGAACGCCCGGACGTCCCGGGCAGTTTCCGCGTGATCCCGGCGACACCTCCGCCGCCGCTATTGGCGAAGACTTCTATCCGGCGGCCGGCAAGCAGTAAGGCGACCCGACCATGGCAGTTCTCACTAGCAGTTCCCCAAACATCGTCGACTTGATGAAGGAGCTGGATCCTCAGGGCAAGCTGGCCCGTATGGCCAATCTGTTGGCGCAGACCAATCAGATGCTGACGATGATGCCCTACGTCAGAGCCAACAACAAAACCCACCACCGGGTTTCGGCCATCACTTCATTGCCGGCTACGACCGAGCGCGCCCTGAACGAAGGCACGCTGGCGAGCAAGCATGAGGCGACGCAGCACGACGAGGCGATGACGATTCTGGACCAATGGGCCGTCTGCGACGTGTCCTTGGCCGAGTTGTCTGGCAACGTGAGCGAGTTCCGCGCGCGACGTGTCAAGACCGGCATCGAGTCGATGAACCAGCGCGCCCAGTTCCTGTCGGTCTACGGCGACCAGTCTACCTCGGCCAAGCAGTTCACCGGCTTGATGCCGCGGCACCAGACGATCGGCCAACAGGCGATCGACTGCGGCGGCACCGGCAGTGACGTGTCCTCGGCCTACCTGCTCTGCGCCTCGCCGGAGACGGTGTATTACGCCTATCCCGATGGTTCGACTGGTGGCCTGCAACACCGCGACTACGGCGTCCAGGTTGAGCAGAACCAGGGTGGCGTCACCGGCGCGCAGATGGCGGCCTACAAGGACCAGTTGACGTGGTCGTTCGGGCTCGTCATCGAAGACCAGCGCTGCGTAGTGCGGCTGGCCAACATCGAAGTCAGCGACTTCACCGCGCTGACCGGCACGCAGGCGCCGACCTCGTTCGCGAACCTGCTGCACAAGATGATCATTGCCGACAGCCGGCTGCCGATGGGCATTGGCGGCGACAAGTTCTGGATCGGCAACCGCACGACGCGCACCGGCTTCCAGCGCCTCGCGATGGAGAAGTCGACCAACGCCGTCACGATCGAGCCTGCGCTGACCCAGTTCGGCAAGGCTACCGAAGTGCTGCGGGTGCTCGGCTACCCGTTCCTCTTGGTCGACCAGATCACCAACCTCGAGACCGCGATCACCTGATCCGGGAGCACCTACCAACATGGCACTCATCGAAACCTATGCTCGGCTGTGTGGAACGGGTCAGACGGTCACCACCGCCGCCTTCTCCACCAACGCCTTCGACCTCGGCGCCGGCCGCACCGGCAAGGCGCTCGCTGGCGGCCGACTCGTCGTGGCGCGGTTCGGCGTGACGACAGCGGCGGCCTCCGCTACGGCGGGAACCGCGATCGACTTGGTGATCTACAACACCAACGGATCGACCGGCGCGATTTCGCCGACCGTGACGGCGCCCGGCGGTATCAATACCACCACCAACGTTCTTACGGCCACGGCGCACGGTTTGGCCAATAGCACCGCCGTAGTGATGTCAACGGCAGGCACCTTGCCGACATTCAGCCCGGCCTACACCGCCGGGCAGTTCCTCTACGTCCGCAACGCCACCGACGATACCTTCCAGCTCTCCTACACGCCGGGCGGCGACATCATCGATATCACGGCGGCGGGCTCTGGCTCTATCCTCTTCACCGAGGCGCTCACGACCGTAGCGGCGGCGATTGCCGTGCCGCTGCAACGACTCGGTGCCGGTTGCATCTACGAACTCGCCATCAGCCCGCCTGGGGTGGCGAAAGAATCGTTCGCAGCGCGCTACATCATCGCCAGGTTCAACCCAACTGCTGCCTTGTCTGCGGGCACCTTCATCTGCGACCTCGTGTCTGGCTTCGGCCAAGACGGTCAGCCCAAGAACAAACTCGGCTACGTCACGGCGTAGCCAGATACCCATGATCCTAGACGCCTTCACCAGGGTCTCGACGGCACAGGCCATCACGGTCACAGCCGTCTCGACTTCCTCGATGGACCTGTCCTCGGCCGGTATCAATGCACGCGACATCGGCCGTGGTCGCCCGATCGTCCTGCGCGTGCAGGTGACTACCGCGTTTTCCGGTGCCGGCGCCATGCAGATCGGACCGGTCCTGTGCACGCAGTCCGACCTTGCCGGCGGAACCATCCACATCGGCGCGCTGCTCGGGGCAGGGGCGACGGGATTGCTGCTTGCGACCGATCTGCCCTTGAACGCCGCGTTCGAGCTTACCGTTCCTTCGATCCCCGAACACCTCCTCTCGGGCGCGAACGGACTGCGCTTTCTGGGCGTGGCCTACATCCTGCTCTCCGGCACCTTCAGCACCGGCGCCGTTACGGCGGACTTCCACCAAGGCATCGGCGGCAACAAGCCGCGCACCCTCGCGAAAGGCTACGCCGGGCCGTGATGGCCGGGCGGAGGTCCATGTAAATGGCCAACGTCCCGGTCGTCATCATGTTCGGGTCCAGCAACATGGGCGGGTTTCTCGCCGACCTGCTGGATTTGCCGGGCGACGACTTCACCCGCATCTTTGGCCCGTATGCCCCGGGTCAGCCAGGTCACCCCATTGTGCTGCCGGTCAACTATCCCTTGCAGGGGATTCGAGTCTGGCAAGCGAGGGTGCCCTATGGGGTCAACCTCTCGCGCACCATCACCGGCGGCGCCGATACGACCCACATCAACGTAGGCACCGCCATCACCGTGGTGCGCGGCCAGTGGGTGTTCATTCAGGCGAACTCCGCGGGCGGGATGCAGGGCATCACGCGCATGGTGAACGCCGACAGTGCCGGCACCACTATTACGGTGACTCCGGCGATGCCGAGTGCGCCTGCAGCCGATGGCACCCTGATTGTTTTCACTGGGGCTCGCTCCACTGCCAGCGTCTCAGCCGACGGTCTAACGGTCACGAAGAGTTTTGCCGGTGTAAACGATTTCGATGCTTCGGTAGTCGGAAGGGCCGTGTTATTGCCAGCCATGCTGAATGGCCCACAAATCCGTGTCATAGTAAGCAGGACAGCTACGACTATTGTGCTGGACGATGCGATGCCTCCTCCATACACAACCTCGAACGACCCTATATACATACTCGATGGGCCTAACGTCGCAGAGAGCATTGCCACGATTAGTCAGGGCGCCGCCCTCATGGATCTTGCGTATCGCCTAAACAATTCGCCTGTCTATTTAGACGGCTTTGATTACAACAACTGGAAATCGCAGCATTTGCAACTCGACATTGTGCACGACCCTGGGTATCGCCCAGTNGCGTTAGACCCATGGGTNAACAGCTTGGTCGAGTTGTCATGGCATCTGCGCGCGCACTTCGAGGATCCNATCCATGTGCTGCACATGGGCGTGAATAGTGCGCGAATGGCGAAGTTCCCTATAGGGACCAACCACCGCGGAGGTTCCTTCTCGTGGTTTCACACGCTCACATCCTTAGACTTCCATCCCATGTCCAGCGGCGGACTGTGGGACGCGCTGACTGGCGCGATCACGTCGATGTTCGACTTGATCGAAGGTGAGGGAAACAAGCCGATGCTGGTGGGTATCTTCAACCTGCTCAGCGAGAACGATCTGCTCGACGCAAGCGGCGTGACTTCGGCGCTGATTGGCGAGCATCAAGCATTGATTCGCGACTCGCTGCGGGAGTTCGTGGCTCCGCGCATCGTGCAGTTCGGCAGCAACCAGAAGGTGCCATACATCACCGCGGGGCCGAGCACGAAGCTCTATGCCAGTGGGAATGCGGAGAGATTCGAAGACGCCTACGCGCAGTTGCAGAAGCTGCAGGACGAGGATGCCTACACCGCGCACTTCCGCATGGATGACGCCGAGTTCGGCTCGGACAACGCCCACCTGACGGCGGAATGGCAATTCATTCTCGGGCAGCGGTTCTTTGCCGTCTGGAAGCAGGTCGCGCTCGCCGAGCACGCCACCGACGTCGACATCTGCAACATGGCGCTGAGCCACATCGGCGAAAGCGCCAAGGTCACGGCCATCGATGGCACGGACACGTCGGCGCAGGCGCGGCATTGCGCCAACTTCTATCCCAAGGTGATCCGGCGCCTGCAAGAGATGCATCCGTGGGGGTTCGCGTCGCGCAGTATCGCCGGCACGATCTCAGCCAACACCAGCGGGACCGCGACGAACACCCGCGATGACTGGCTGTATTCCTACGACATCCCCGAGAACGCACTGAAGGTGTTCTGGGTGGGGCCAGAGGGCGCCGCTGCCGATGCGGAGAGCGAGCCCTTCGAGGAAGCATCGGACTGGGGCGGCAAGCACGTCTATACCAACGTCGCAGACGCGCGCATCCGCTACAGCGTCCACGTCACCAATACGCTGCTGTTCTCGGCTTCGTTCGCCGCGGCTGCCGCGCTGCTGCTCGCGAGCGACCTGGCTGGTCCGATCATCAAGGGCACCGAGGGCACGAAGGCGAAGGTGGAATGCCTCTCGCTGCTCAAAAACTTCTTCCTGGCTGAAGCGAGGACGCACGACGCCAATCAGCGCAAGGTGACCGCCGAGCAGGAAGCGCCGTGGATGCCTGGCGGTTCTGGCATGGTGACCCCGCGCGACGGGTGGCTGACGGGCGGGTAACCGTGGCCCGCCCCCGCACCATCCAGCGCAGTTTTGCCGGGGGCGAGATGTCGCCCAGCATGCACGCGCGCGTGGACGACGTGCGCTACCAGAACGGCTACGCGGCCGGCACGCGCAACTACCAGGTGCATCCGAACGGCAGGGCAGATCGGCGCCGCGGCTTACGCCACGTCAACTACACCAAGCACAGCGGCTCGAAGACGTCGGTGCTGCGCCCGTTCACCTTCAGCATCGACCAGACGTTGCAGATCGAGCTCGGCGAAGGCTACTTCCGGTGGCACACGTTCGGGGTGCCGCTGCGGTGGGGGACACCGTTCACCATCGTCTCGGTTGATGCGACCGCCAACACGATCAAGTTCACGGCGGCGCATAGGCTCGCTGCGAACACGGCGGTGCAATTCATCCACAGCACGGGTGTCGAGACAAACCTGCCTGACCAGTTGCTCACGAGCACGACCTACTACGTCATCGTGGTCGACGCAAAAACGATCCAGGTCAGCGCGACTATCGGGCCAGGTGCGGCGGTTGATCTCACGGACGCTGGCATCGCGACCAGCTATATGTATCGCGACAGCGAGGTCCCGAAGGACTACTTCACGTCGCGCAACTTCCTTGAGGCGGCGGTGAACGTCGGCACGGACGTCATCGACCTAGCGACAGCGCACAACTTCGCAGTCGCGGACCCGGTGCGGTTCGAGTCGACCGGCACCTTGCCAGCCCCGCTGCAGCTTGCCACGACCTACTACGTCATCGTAGCGAGTGCTTCGACCATCAAGGTGGCGGCCACAGCGGCGGACGCGAGCATCGGCACTGCCATCAACCTGACCGACGACGGAAGCGCGGGTGCCACGCACAAGATCCATCGACGCTACTCACCGGGTGATCTGGCTTATTGGCCAGGGGCCGGGCACGGCGTCTTCTATTGCCTCTCGGCTGTCGCTGACGATGTTGCGCCGCCGGCCGATACCTTGCATTGGTATCTGCAGCCGCGCGAGGGCATCTACGAGATCCCGAACCCCTACCTCGAGTCCGAGGTCGCGGCGGTCGGCCTGCACCAGACCAACGACATCGTGACGATGACGCACCGCAGCCACCCACAGGCTGAGCTGCGTCGCTTCGATACGCTGCGTTGGACCTACTCGGCGTTCTCGTTCGCGCCTGACCTCGCGGCTCCGGTGGCGACTGACGTCATCGAGGAGTATGGCGAGTATCAGGAGTTCATCGCGGACAACGGGACGCCGACGCTGTTCACCAAGACCACCGTCGCGGGTGGCGGCGCAGCAGACCAGAACAACGGGCACGGCTTCCTCGTGGGCGATGCGGTCTACGTCGAGTCTCAGAGCGGCGGTATTGGCAACAGCGGCTCGTTCAGCGGCAACGCAGCAGGCTACTACGAGGTGATGGCGATAGGGCAGGTTGCAGCCGGCACGCCATTCAACGACTTGAAGCTGCGCACGCTGCGAGGCGGCATCCGCATCAGCACCGTCAGCGTCAACGTCTTCATGCGGCGCGCAGACCCACTCACGGACATCACGCACAACTACCGCGTGACCGCCGTTACCGAAGACGGGCTCGAGTCGCAATCGAGCAACACGGTCTCTTCGACCGGCAACAACCTCAGCGTGCCCGGTGCCTCGAATACCGTGACATGGACCGCAGTTGCAGGCGCGAAGCTCTACCGCATCTACCGCAAGAAGAACGGCGTTTATGGCTTCATCGGAAAGGTCGGCTCGGACGACACTCAGTCGTTCAAGGACGAGAACCTTACCGTGCAGCTCGATCGCACGCTGCCGATCCTCGACACCACGCTCGGCGGCATCACGCGCGACTTCTTGCCGGCGGCGGTCAACACCGGCACTGAGGTCATCGACCTCGGCACGGCGCACAACCTGACCACCGGGGCGCAAGTCAAGTTCACGAACCGGGACGGCGACAGCTTGCCGGTTGCTTCGCCGTCCGGGCTGACGCAGGAGGTGATCTACTACGCCATCGTCATCAGCGCGAGCACGATCAAGGTTGCCCTGTCCGCGTCCGACGCCACGTCTGGGATCGCACTCAACTTCACCGGCATCGGCACCGGCACGCACACGATTCACATGGACCTGACCGGGTATCCGGCAGCGGTCACCGAGTTCGATGGAAGGATGACCTTCGCCGGCACCATCGCAACGCCCGACCGTCTATGGGCAACGCGCGTAGCCGCTCGCCACGACCTGAGCTTCCACATTCCGGTGCAGGCCGACGACCGGCTGCGGCTCACGCCGGCAAGCAATCAGGCAGTCTCGATTCGGCATCTCGTGCCGCTCAAGCGGCTCGTGGTCCTGTCGGACTCGACGGAGTTCCAAATCGTCCCGGTCAACAGCGAGGTGCTGACGCCCGACACGATCGAGGCTCGCAGCACGAGCTACGAGGGGAGCTCAACCGTGCGCCCGGCAGTGATTGCCGGCAACCTTCTCTTCGTAGCCTCACGTAGCGGGCACCTGCTCGAGATCGGCGAGTCGCCGAACGGCGAGTTGTCGCGCCCTGGGGACCTGTGCCTGCGTTCCGACCACCTGTTCGACGGCGAGGTGCCGCTCGACCAGTCGGCAGCCAAGGCGCCGCATCCGATCGACTGGCTCTGCTCGTCGAGTGGCTTGCTGCTCGGCTTGACCTACGTGCCGCAGGAGCAGATCGGGGCATGGCACTCGCACGACACGGCCGCATCGGGACTCTTCGAGTCGGTCTCCGTGACAGCGGAAGGCGGCGAAGACGTGCTCTATGCGATCGTAAAGCGCACCATCAACGGCTCCACCGTGCGCACCGTCGAGCGGATGGCCGAGCAACGCTACGACGACCTGGAAGACGCCTACTTTGTGGACGCGGGGGGCACGTTTGACGGCACCAACACCGATGGCGTCACCACGATGACGGTGAGCGGCGGCACGACATGGGCCTACGGCGAGACCGTGACGGTCACTGCTTCGACGGTGCAGTTCGTGCTCGGCAGCGAGGACGTCGGCGACCACATCGCGGTGCGCGCGAGCCAGACCGGCGCCTACTACCGCATCCGCATCTCGGCCGTCAGCACCAACAAGATTGTGACCGGGACACTGCTGCAAGCCTTGCCGACTGCCCTGCGCAATGTCGCGGTGACGACATGGGCATTCGCGCGCGACACCATCTCGTTGCCATGGCTCGAGGGCCAGACGGTGCAGGTCTTCGCCGACGCGCTCGTGCAGGACGAGAAGACCGTGACGAGCGGCGTCATCACGCTCGCCACGCCGGCCATCGTCGCGCAGGTGGGGCTCGCCTTCCCGTCGCCGCTCAAGACGCTGCCGGTGGGGCTGCAAGTCGTCGATGCGTGGGGGCAGGGCCGCGAGAAGAACGTGAACAAGGCATGGCTGCGAGTCGTCGACAGCGGCGCGTTCCGCATCGGCCCGACAGACGCCGAGGAAGACCTGGTGCCGGCCAACACGGACGCGACGCCGGGCACGGTCGCGACTGCCGAAGTCGACACGACGCTGATGCCCGACTGGCAGCCTGGGGCAGAAATCGTGGTGCTGCAGGACCAGCCGCTGCCGCTCACCATCCTCGGCGTCGTGCTCGAGATTTCCCTAGGGGGTGGGTGACATGGCAGGCGACTACATCGAGGGCATCGGCAGTCGTGGCTCCACTTCCTACCAAGGGCTTTCAGACTTCGGCATCTGGACTTCGATCGCCGGCTCGGCACTGAGCGCAATCGGCAACTACTACGCGGTGAAGTCGCAGCAGAACGCGCTCGAATCGCAGGCGCTCTCGCTGCAGCACCAGTCCTTCATGTCGACGCTCAACGCGCGGGCTGCCGAGGAAGACGCGCAAGCGATCATCGAGGCCGGCAAGACGGAGGCGAGCAACATCTCGGCAGCCTACGGGCAGGCGAAGGCAGAGCAGCGCGCGACCACTGCAGGGCGCGGCATCAAGCAGGAAGGCAGCGCCGCCGAGGTCGCAGCCAGCATCGAATACGCGAAGCAGGTCGATGTCTACCAGGTCAACAGCAACGCCGTCCGTGCTGCCGCTGCCGCAAGGGCGCAAGCCGTGAACGCGCAGAGCGAGGCGAGGCTGGCGAACGTGAGTGCGGCGAACGTGCGCGGCACCGCCGGCAGCCTCAACCCCTACTTGGCGGCTGGCACGTCGCTGCTCGAAAGCGCAGGCGGTATCTCGCAGCAGTGGCTCGCTCGAAACAGGTATCGCAACCGCACCCCATACTGATGGCTATTCGCATCCCACTTCCATCCGTGTCGCCGCAGGTCGGCTCAAGTGGCCGCTATGAGGCGCCGCGTGTGGTTCCGCAGCAGTCCGCGACCGGCGTGCAACTCGCAAACTTGGGCCGGGCGGTCCAGGGAGTCGGATTCGAGGCATCGAAGGTCGCGGACTTCCTGCAGGACCAACTCGACCGCGCCAAGGTCACCGAGGCGGACAACCTCACGAGCGACGCGATCCGCACTGCGCTGCATGACCCGAAGACCGGCTATCTGAACAAGATCGGCCGCGACGCGACCGGCGACGCGCGCAAGCAGCACGAGGAAGCGCTCAACAAGCAGATCGAGAGCATCGGCAAGACGCTGGGCAACGACTACCAGCGGTCGCAGTGGACGGCTCGGGTCGCCGAACGCCGCGAACGCGCGATGGCGGCAGCCGACGAGCATGAGGTGCGGCAGACACACAATTATTGGAAGGGCGTCACCAAGGCGGCGGAGGAGGCGGCCCGCATCGACGGCGACCAAGCCAGGATGCTGGAGGCGGTCGACGAGCAAGCCAAGCTCGACGGTGTAGGCGACGAAGTTCGCGACATGATGCGGCTCGACGCCAATACGAAACTGTGGGAGGACCGCATCCGGCTCACCGTGACGCAGGACCCGGCCGGCGCTCGCGCCATGCTGACGAAGGCGACGGCGGCGCATGAGATCCACCCGGAGCGACTCGACGACCTGCGCCGGCTCGTGCAGCAGTCGGACGACGACGAGAAGGCGCTCGACCTGTTCACGGCAATCGTTCGCGAGCCGACCCGCCAAGGCATGGCGCTCGACGAGCAGCAGCGCATCGCGAAGGAGATCCTCGACTACGAGCGTGAGAACAAGCGGGTGTCGGCCGATGTCTACCGCAAGACGCTCGCGCAGATCGAGCACCACTTCGACGAGGCGTATCAGGCACGGCAACGGGCGCGAGCCGACATGATGGACCAAGTCGAGAAGGTCTTTGTGCAAGACCCCGCTGCCAGCGTCGAGTCATTGCCGCAGCCGATGCGCGAGCGAATCGACAGTCTCGGACTGTGGGGTGACGCGGCGCGTTCCGCGGCCAACGTGCGGGCGCAGCGGCTTGCCGGCAAGAAGGTCAAGGACTCGACGGTTGAGGAGAACAAGGACCTGGAGACCATCAAGAAGCGCATCGAGCTGATCCAGAACGCGAACCCGCCAGAGGATGCGACGCCGGAGGCGAAGGCTGCATTCGAGAAGCAGCGGGCAGAATCCTTGAAGGCATGGGAGGACACCTACAACGCGCTCTTGGGCCTATCGCGTGACGCCGAGTTGAAGACGACGCCGACCAACCCGACGACGCCGGCCCAGCAGGACACCGAGAAGATGCTGCGCGACACGCTCAAGTCGCTGCGCGAGGTCCTTTCCAAATGAGTAGCACGCTGGCACCGCTCACGATTCCCGAAGGGCAGGAGCCCGAGAAGAAGCCGGCCACGCCCTACGTGGAGCCTGAGCCGCCGCAGCAACCGCAAGAACCGGCAGCGGCAGCC